TCTATTGGATCTCCTGGAGATTTTGGAGTATCAACAATTGGTATTACAACTGGTGGAAATGGATATGCAATAGTTCCTAATGTTATTATTTCACCACCCACTGGAATTGGTGAAACAGCAACTGCTGTTGCAGTAATCAATAATCATTTCCAAATTTCCGCGATTAGAATAGTTAATGCAGGTTATGGATATACTGAAGCACCTACTGTAGGATTTTCATCTTTACCGAGCACTGGTATAGGCACTTATGTATATAATGAAGTTGTAACTGGCAATATTTCTGGCACTAAAGCAAGGGTTAAAAACTTTAAGAGAAGAACTGATATTGATTCACAAAATCCACCAATAGAACTTCAAGTATCAATAAATACTGGCAAGTTTTATCCTGGAGAAGTATTAGTAGGGTCTATATCATCATCTAGATATATAATAGAATCGTATGATACAAATAGTTATGAAGACCCATATGATGCAAATGAAGAAATTGAAATAGAAGCCGATTCTATAATCGATTTTTCGGAATCTAATCCATTCGGAGAATACTAATGTTAGGTACTTACTTTTATCACGAAATCATACGAAAGACAATCGTTGCTTTCGGCACACTATTCAACAACATTTACATCAGACATGAAAATAGTTCTGGTGAAGTTGTTGATGAGACAAAAGTAGGTATTGCATATGGTCCTATGCAAAAATTCTTGGCAAAGATTCAACAGCAGGCACAACTAAACAAACCCATTGCTATAACAATGCCAAGAATGTCTTTTGAAATGACATCAATTCAATATGACTCTACAAGAAAAGCAGGAGTTACTCAAACATTTAAAGCATCTGATGGCACTAATTTGAAAAAAGTTTTTATGCCTGTTCCTTATAATATTGGATTTCAATTGAGTATTTTTTGTAAGTTAAATGATGATGCTTTACAAATTATTGAGCAAATACTTCCATATTTCCAACCATCATTTAACTTAACAATTGACTTAATAAGTTCTATTGGAGAGAAAAAAGATATTCCCATTGTATTAGATAATATTTCATTCCAAGATGATTATGAGGGTGATTTTACTACTAGAAGAGCATTAATTTATACACTCAATTTCACTGCAAAGACATATCTCTTTGGTCCTATTGCAGAAAGTACAGATGGACTTATTCGTAAGGTTCAAGTTGATTACTACAATTCAACTGATGTTGCAACTGCTAAGAGAGAAATGAGATATACAGTAACTCCAGATCCTATTGATGCAGGTCCAGATGATGATTTTGGATTTAGCGAATCTTGGGAAACTTTTGGGGATTCTAAATCTTATAGTCCAACTCAACAAAGGGATATTTGATAAATTATGACAAATAATTATGACGGTTTAGATTCTGCCCTCAATATTAAAAGTGATATTGTTGAAGTGGAAAAAGTAAAAGAAGATTTAAATATTCAACCACTAAAAAGTGAGGATATTCAAAAGGACTATGAGTACACAAGAGCAAATTTATATTCATTGATTGAGAAAGGTCAAGAGGCAATCAATGGAATAATGGAGCTTGCTGGTGAAGGTGGAAGTCCCAGAGCATATGAAGTTGCAGGGCAACTGATTAAAAGTGTTGGTGATGTAACAGACAAGCTCATTGACCTACAGAAGAAACTGAAGGATGTTGAGGATGAGACGGTTAAAACAACTAACAATGTAACCAACAATGCGGTTTTCGTTGGATCTACTTCAGAATTGTCTAAATTACTCAAACAAGGTTTTCTAAATAATAAAGAGTAATTTTACTATTCTAATGGGTTGGTCGGACAAATATAAAAAATCTATTGATTGCGACAATCCAAAAGGGTTTTCTCAAAGAGCTCATTGTCAGGGGCGCAAGAAAAAAATGAATGAGGAAAGAGGTGGATCTTTACACCACTGGTTTAAAGGTTCTAAATCTAAAGAAGGTAAGCCTGGATGGGTCCAAGCAGACGGATCACCTTGCGCCAACGAACCTGGTGAAACTAAAACGCCAAAATGTTTTAGTAGTGCAAGACTTGCATCACTGAAAAGAAAAGGAAAGAAGGGGGAGTCAATCATTAGAGCGGCAGTTCGTCGTAAGCGTGAAAAAGATCCTGGGCAGCAGGCAAAGAGTGGTGGAGCAAAACCAACTTTGGTAAAAACTTTTTCTAAAGGTAAAAAAGACCCGAATTACATCAAACCAGAACCAGGACTCAAAGAAGAAATGGAAATCAACGAAGCGCAAAGAGACATCAAGGGTAAAGGTAGTGGTAAAAAGGATGCTTGCTACCATAAAGTAAAATCTAGATATGATGTCTGGCCAAGTGCATATGCTTCTGGAGCACTGGTAAAATGTCGTAAAGTCGGTGCTGACAATTGGGGCACAAAGTCTGAAGAAACTATGGTTGATGAAGCAAAGAAGTGTTGGCCTGGTTATGAGAAGAAAGGAACTAAGAAGATGTTTGGTAAAACATATAATAATTGTGTAAAAGTAAAGGAGGAAATGGAAATGAAAAGATATTGCCCTAAGTGCGAAAAGTCCGAAACTAGAGATGAGTGTAGATATGGACCTAAATATTGGGATATGTTTTCTATTCCAGAACCACTAGCACCAAATCAGAAGAAGTATAACATTGCCACAGTTCATCCTGGCAATTTCCCAGAGTCTTACGATCACGAGCACTCAATGGTGAGGTCTCAACTATCTACCATTGATTCTGCAGTAAAAAGACTTCGTAAGAAAATGAAGGGTGAAGGTAATGTTGAGGCGTGGGTGCAATCAAAGATTACAAAAGCATCAGATTACTTAGATTCCGCTGCTGATTATGTTGATAGTGGGGAGATGAAGGCAGAACAAAAAACATTCTCCGAGTTTATGGAAGATTGGCAAAAAGTTAATCGTCAGGATAAGACTGATGGTTTGAGTCAAAAAGCAGTTGATGCATATCGTAGAGAGAATCCAGGTTCAAAATTACAAACTGCAGTAACCGAAAAAAAGCCAACAGGTAAAAGAGCAAAAAGAAGAAAAAACTTTTGCAGTCGTATGAAAGGGATGAAATCTAAATTAACTTCATCAGAAACTGCAAGAGACCCAGATTCAAGAATTAACAAAGCCCTTCGTCGTTGGAACTGTAACTAAAATGAAAAGTTTTAAACAATTTATTTCAGAAAGCATCACTATCAACGGTGACTTTAATGGGACCTTAAATGTAGGGTCTTCTCAACCAGAGCAAGCAACTGAATCATTTTTTGCAGATGTTGTTTGGGAGGGTAAATTATATCGCCTTGAAGTTGAGGGCAATATTATGGATAAGAATGCTCTTGCAGAGCAACTTCAGGGAGAATATCCTGGAGCAATTGTACATAATGTATATCCAATGACATCAAATTCAGTAACAGTCAAAAACGCACAAAGATACAGACCAGAAAGACTATCGTGGAGTGATTGATTAATGGCACAGTGGAATAAGAATGAACAAGACTTTCTAAATCAAGAAAGAACACTTTTTGAAGTTCCTTTGATTGCAACAAGGGATGGAAATGTTGTAGACAATTACAACAGATTTCCAGTAAGTGTAAATCCAGATGCTTTTGGTAGAACTAGAACATCAGAACCACTTACTCTATTTGACTCATCTCACAGATATAGAGATAATAATCTTTGGGAAGAATCACTTGTAGGAACTGGAGCTACAGTTGGATTTTCAACTACCGAAGGTTTAGTCAACATTGGTATTGGAACTACTTCTGGTTGCTCTGTAATTAGAGAGACTACAAAGACATTCTCATATCAACCAGGCAAATCTTTACTTATTTTAAATACTTTTGTTCCTGCCACACCAAAAGAAAATCTAAGACAAAGAGTTGGATATTTTGGTGCTGATAATGGAATGTATTTTGAGATTAATGGCACAACTCCTTATTTTGTAGAGAGAAGTTTATCTACAGGGACTTCAACTTCAGTAGCACAAGATGATTGGAATATTGATAAGTTAGATGGCACTGGAGTTTCTGGTATTACATTGGATATTACCAAAGCACAAATTCTTTGGATGGATATTGAGTGGTTAGGTCTTGGTACAGTCAGAATGGGATTTGTGATTGATGGTAAATTTGTTCATGCACA